GAAAAACAACTTGAGCATAGAAAAGTCTCAGACAGCAGATACCGCCTCGAAAGAGGTTTTTTTGGTTTCTAAGGCTAAAAAACTAGAGAGTTTTGAGAATAAGGTTTCTCTGACTGATCTAGAACTAAAAGAACTGCTTTCATTAGTAGGCTTCAAAGGTCAAGACCTTGTAGTCGCTTGGGCAGTGGCTAAAAAAGAGTCTAATGGCCGACCATTGGCTTTTAATGGCAATCATAAGACTGGAGACTCATCTTATGGTATGTTCCAAATTAATATGATTGATTCCCTTGGTCCTGATCGTAGAACCAAGTTTGATCTTGAATCAAATGCTGAATTGTTCAATCCCGTCAAAAATGCGGAAATAGCATACTATATGACTAAGGGCGGAGAAGACTGGTCCTCATGGAAAGGCATTACTCCAAGAACTAAATTTTGGATGACTAAATTTCCTAAGTAATATCAACTAATAAAGATAGGCTGTAGATTAATTTCTATAGCCTATTTTTATTAGCATGTCCATGAAGTACCTGGTGTGTCTGAAAGGCAAACACAATAAGGATAAGGTTTCGCTCCAGAACATCCATTGCCAGTTGATAAAGGAGTAAATGAGTAAGGTGTAAAGGCATATGGTGTAAAGGCATATGGTGTAAAGGCAAAAGGTGTAAAGGCATATGGTGTAAAGGTGTATGGAGTAAATGAGTACGGTGTAAAGGAATACACTCCGTTCCAATTATAAATAACAAGTTGAACGTTTGTGCTCAATGGAGCAACTGTTCCTGCTGCTGGATTCTGTGACTTTACATCTCCATCGTTTTGTTGGGTTGCTCCTACTGAAGAGTACTGCTGGTTTGGTGCATTTTGGAATCCTTCTTCAACAATTACGGCTAGTGCCAAGTTAAGACTTAATCCTACAACATTTGGAACTGTTCCAGTTGTTGGAGGAATACAAGTTCCATTTGTATTATATTGTTGAACTAGGTCAGGACCAAATTGTGTTCCTTCAACACATTGCCAATGAGATATGCCGTATGGAATTAAAGCATAGTAAGTTGCGTCACATGCCTCGGTAACTGATGTATACCCACTAAGAGACAGAAGTGCTGCTGTATATCCATTTGGACTACCATTTTGACAATATGCGTATGAATAATATTTTTCTTGCGGTGGTGGTGTAAATGAGTAAGGCGTAAACGAGTACGGCGTAAACGAGTACGGTGTAAACGAGTACGGTGTAAAAGCAAAAGGAGTAAATGAGTATGGACCTGGCGTAAATGAGTATGGTGCTGGTGTAAAACTAAAATTTCTCCAAGTAATATTTACTAATGACTCATAATCTAAAAGTGATCCAGATACTGGCGATTGTGATATTACCTTATTATGGTCTGCTTCATCTGCCGAATTTGTTGAATCGCTCTGAGTGACTGTTCCTACTGTAAATCCTTCTGAAACTATTTGTGTCTGTGCTAATGTTTTATCTACACCTAAAAAAGATGATAAAACTCTCATACCCTTCCCAAAAAAGCCTAGGATAGTTAGCACTTTTTACCCCTTAAGCCTTCAAGTCGCCGATTAAGACCCAAGTGTTTGTATCTATTTTTATTAATGTGGCGCCAGAGTATTGTGATGAAATTCTTTTGTTTGAGTTTTTGCTATTTATTGTAACTCCAGCAGTTCCTGCAATTGAAACCTCTCCAGTTCCAATTCTAATAACATCTAGTCTTTGTCCAGAAGCAAAAGCAACAAGACTGTTTAATGGAATGGTTATTGTTAGGTTGGATGCTGAGTTAACTGTAATTGTTTTTCCCGCATCAGATAATGCAAGTGTGTAGTCTGCAACTTTTGAAGATATGTCTGCAGAGTCTGTTACTGATCTCCACAAACCGTTATAATAATATTGAACTTGATTAATTTGAGTTCCTGCATCAGTCTGTCTAACAAAACAAACAATTCCATCAGATGGAGATGTAATTACTGCATCTCTTGCTGTTGGATTTTGAAAATTGTTTACGCCTGCTTTTGCTCTTACAACCTGATCAAATGTAACTGGATTAGATCCAAAAGAATGTGTGCCTGTCCATTGATAATTTGCAGAAGTGTTAGTTGTTCCTGCTACTGGATACCAAGTATCTGTTTGTGTGTCATAAATATATGCAACTTTTCCATTAGAACTAATTGTTGCCATCTGATGTTAACCCCAACTCTCTTAGTTCTTCTTCTGTAAGTCCAAGGGCTACAAGTTTAGCAATTGCTCTTTCTTTAATTACAACAGAGTGAAGTTCTTCTTTTTTTGTCATGCGAAAAGTTCTCTCCAAACGGTTCCTGAATAAACGTACATAGTTAATGGAAATGAATCAGAATCAACCCAAAGCAATCCTGGGGTTAAATTTTCTGTTGGTTGTGATGATTGATATCTAGATGTTGGCAACTCTGCAATTGCTGTTGGTGATGAATCTGACTTTACCCATATATAGTTATCTACTGGAGAAGTTGGCTCTGAATCTTGAAAAGACTGACCAATTCCTCTTGCAACTTCTCTTTCATCTAATGTTTCGAGTGCATCTTCTAATGACTTTATATACCCCGCAACTGATGTAGGGATAACTTCAGACTCTAAAGTTGGAACATCTGTAGTTCCATAATGATATAGTTTTAGGGCTGCCTGTATGTCCGCTGCCTCAGAAAGTGCGGGAATTTTAGTAGTATAAACTGGTCCAATATCTTCAGCCATGAAACCCTCCGCTAAAATTATACCACATTAATAAGTAAATGAACTGACCTTAATCCTTGAACTGGTGTCCAGGTTTCTCCATCAAATTCTAATGCTTTAATGTCAATTGGCAGGGAAACAATGTCTCCGTCTGTAAAAATTGCTCTTACGGATATATTTGATGCAATAACCTTTGATTCTGAGTTAAGGATTGAGTACTGCACATTAAATTGATCAGAAGAAAGTGTAGAAGAAAGGCTTGAAGATCCAGTAATACTTACAACTGGAATGTTGATCGTTGTCTCTCCATTTGAATCAAATGTCCTATTATAGTTATTTGAGTATATGTTTGGGAGCAATTTCATAATCGCTCTCCAGGTATTTGAACCAGCGTAGGCTTGGTATTGATACACAAATCTATACTCTTTATCTGGGTCTTGTGGATCAATATTAATATATAAATCTAACAACTGAACATCTCCATCTGGAGTATTATCATTAGGATTTCCTAGTCCAGTATAAATCATACTTCCTCTAGGACCCTCTGGTCCAAAATCAACCTCAACATTTACTGTTGTTGGTCCGCCCAATACGGTTAAATCATCTACTGCTAAAATTGGATTTGTCATGGTGTATTTGTAGTTACCTGATCTGTTACTGTAATTACTCCAGTAAGAAGTGTATAAACCAAAGGATAAGGGGTTGCACTTTTCTGAATTTGAACATCGTATACATAGTCTGTTCCTGCTGTCATAACTGCACCGTCTGCTGGCCTAATGGCACATTTAATATAAGATCCATTATCAGAAATTGTTGCATAACATTGATGCTGATTTGAAAGTCCTGCAGAACCTCTTGCTGTTGAAAATTTAAATATTGCAGTTTGTGTTCCACTAGTTCCAGAGTCTAGGTCTGGCCCAATAAATGAAGTCAAATCAAATGCGCTTCCATCAGTAGATTTTTTAGGGTAGATATTAAACTCATAGGTGTCGCCCTTATAGTAGTTTATATTAAGTGTTCCTGGAAATGCCATAGTTTTATTATACCACGCTGACGTAGACAGATTTGAAGATTACAGATGCATCAAAGTCTGTTCTGATTTGTGGAACTCCTCCGTTGCCCCAAATTTGTTGATTTTCAATAAATAACTGCTGGGTTACAGATATATCATATGTATTCTGATATTTAAAAGATCCAACCAGTTGTGCTATTTCTTGTTTATGCGCTGGGAAAAAAGTTCTTAGCCAAACCTCTGTATTTGAGGTAAATGTTGTTAATTCAATGTTATATGTAACAAATACTTGAGAACCAATAGCAAGTCCTTTAAAATTCAACATTCTGGAATGAGAATTCCACATACTTACAGCGCCCTTCGGTAAAAATTTTTCATTGTTTTTTTCAGAAGACATGTAGAGATTTACCCAACCATCAATACCTCTTGTTGCTCCAAGCCTTATATTTGTTGGATTATCATTTATGTATGATGCCCATCCTGCTTGCTGTCCTGAAGAGGATAAAGAACTTAGTCCGTCTTTGCCTGCTGGACCTTGTAAGCCTTTTGGTCCCGCTTTTCCTTCTGGCCCCTGTGGTCCTTCTTTGCCTTTAAAGATTTTATCTTTGATTTTAATTATTGGTGGCAACTCAGGTCTTGGAGTTGTAACTTTTACTATTGCCATTATAGGCTACCTGTAACATCTCCAAGTACAGAGATAGTTCCAATCAGAGGTGTCCAAATAGTTTCTTCATCAATAGTTACCTGAAGGTCAAAAGTTAATTCAGTGACAACTGATTTAAATCCAGTACCCCATAATGCAGTAATAGATGCTGGAGCCATAATATCAACATATCCTGTTCCACGTGAAACTTCCAGGGAATCAAGAACATCAGACTGAGGATCATAAGTGGTAGCCTCAAAGGTCCAATCAGATATATCAAAATATGTTACTTCGTCATCTTCTAAAAATTCAACACGAAGCGGAGAGGTATCTCCTCTAACAATATTCCATTTGACTCTTGCAGGATCTGCACCAAAAACTTCTGGACCACATGTATTCATAATCTTGATTATACCATAAAATAAGACTGATACCTAGATAGGTGGGTATGAGAGACAAACCTAGGTATCAGTTAATAAATGATACCATAAAGGACAAAAATGACATAAAAAAAATATATATAAGAGAAAAGAGTATCCTGAATTAGGATTATTTAAATATATCTTTATATATAGTATATAGCAAATTATTTTTTAGCGTTAGCAATATGATCAATTAAAATTTTATACATCTCGTCTAACTTTTCTTCTTGACGATTTCTGGATTTAATTGAATCAACTCTTTGTTCATCTAAAGCCGATTCTAGCCTATTGACGGCATCTCTGAGACTGGATCCAGAATTCGGTTTAAGTTCGACGAGATAATGTTTCACCAACCACTTGATTCCAAATGCGATAGATGATACAATTGTTAGGATGGCTACGATTAGCGAGGCCCAGTCTTGAATTGTCATAACTGTATTATTATAAGGGGTATTTTAACAAAATGAAAACAGACATACTCACAACACTGGAGCATTCTCGGAATTTAATTATATCTCCTGACATGGATGGTTTTATGTCCGCAAAATTAATAGAGCGTTTTAACGGTTCGAAAATAGTAGGTTCATATGATAAAAACATTTTGTGTCTCGCCGACGGGATAAATCCAGAAGATTGTTTGTTCGTCGATTGCGATATGAATCGAGAAGAGTTTGTTTCTCTTGGCAATCATATGCGTTTAATTCGAGACGGTATGTCAAGTAAGTCTTTCAATCCGAATGTACACTTCGGAGTAACGACATATAGCGACAAGTTTCCATATGCAACCGCTTTTTTGATTAGTTTTGCAACAGAGGTTCAAACCTCCGAACAAGACCTTATACGCATGGCTTTCGCTGATTCTACATTACGCAATATGGAAAAATACAGCGATAACATGCGAAACTGGTCTGCACGGATGAATCATGATGCAGTAAAGTACATTACAGACAATTCGGACATTGCACGGGATAGAGATATTCAAGCAAGATTTGACTATATAGAACAATCATTTACATCTAAGAGATACGGTAAGGCACGATACATAGATACCCTAAATAAGGCCCTAGAAGACCAGGAGATGGCTTTTGAACCTTTGACCAATGGTGTTAAGTATCTATGTGACAAAGTAGGCTTAAACACGGTTACAAGGTTTAGTAATGATATAATTTCATATGCTGAAATTTTTGGTGGAGAGTATTCTGTTACATATGACCAGGAGGTTGATTGGAAATGAGTGATGATGTTACATTCTTTGATTTGTTTGATCCTTCTCAGCCAAGAAGCGATAAAGAGTTAATTGAGTCCCGCCTAAAAATATGCAATGCTTATCCTGCATTTAGAAAACATACAATGAGATGTACAAAATGTGGATGTTTTATGAAATTAAAGTCAACACTCAAACAAGCCAAGTGCCCAATAGGGAAGTGGTGATATAATGGTTATCCTAGAGAGAAAGAGAAAAATATGACAACTGGACAATTTGATCCAAACGACTTTGTATTTGAAAATGAAGAACAAAAAAATCGTCGTGAAGAAATTTTAACAATTATGTGTGATGCTGTAGAAAATGCAAATAGACGACTTGCAGCACAACAAGGACAAGAGCAAGTTGAGCAAATTGAACAATGGATTACTCAACAGCGTCCAAACCTTCGTATGATGAACAACGAGATCTATAACGCTCTTAAGGCTAATGGAGTGTTCAGTGCTTAATAAAGACTTTATTCAGGTGTACCCCGACTTTATTGAAAAATCAGATATAGATAAACTATACGATTTTTTATACTCAAAAGGTCCTCTTAATCAAAAAGAAATTTATTTTTTAGAAACACTAAACGATGCAGAAGTTGAAACTGCTCCAAATTTTGAAATTGTTGATTATGAAATAAAAAACATTTTACTTAGTTCACAGAAAAAGGTTGTTGACCAAATATTAAACTCTTACTTTCCAAATTTAGGATATGATGCAGAACTAGAATGGTCAAGACCTTTAGAACTTATTCGTTGGAACCAGTCTGCAAGGCTGTCTGATCATACAGATGCACCAGATCCAACAGAAACCTGGATTCCTATTAGTGCTTTGGTTTATATCAATGATGATTATATTGGTGGAGAAATTGGTTTTCCAGATTACGACATTAAAATTAAACCAAAGAAAAATGATTTAATTGTGTTTTGTGGATCAATGAATCATAATGTTGGGTTTGTTGGAACTGATGAGACTGAAGATCAACGTAGATTTACTATGCCATTCTTTTTTAATTTTTATATTAAGCCATATTCCGAATAAATTGTGCTATATCGTGTGATGCGTTATGATACATACCGTGAAATTTATTTTCAACTTGCTTTGCAATAACAAACCTTAATTTTTGCTCAATCTGAAATAATAAAATTGTTTGTGCTTGTTCTGGAGTTAATTGCTGTTGATCGCTATCCATTTTTGCAACTACAATCTGTGCAACAGGTTTCTGAAAATAATTTTACAGCCAAGTTTTCATATTCTGGCCTACCTAGGTCTTCCCAAAACTTCTCTCTGCCCATAGCGTCTGTTTCTACCATAGGGGATGATTCGAATTGAGGAGGTTCTGGTACTTCTAACTCCCAGGAGTTTTCTAGATTATCCAATATTCCCATAAAACTATTTTACCATAAATCTGAATATTTTATCCAGATGTATGATACAGTAATTAAAAAATAAAAACAAAAAAAGATAGTGAGCACATATTTTTGGCTGACTATCTCTCTTTGTTTTATTTGTTAGTAGTGAAATGCTAAACAACTAAGCCGATACCTACACCGACCTAATTGTTTAGGCACTACACCCCTGCCTAACTAATTTTGCTTAGTATGGGTACCACCTTGCGATCTAGATAGGTTTTCATTTTTTGAGTGTCTTTTGCTTGCTTGAGGTCAATGCTAGTGATACCTAAATCTCTAACTACCTTGCTAGTTTCTACTACAATAGTTTTAGCAAATGCAACACCTAAAAGTTTTAGACCTAAAGGAATTGCAACTACCGCACCGATTGTTAGCACTAGCATCATAATAGCCATAAAAATAAGTGAGTACTGAACTACATTAGCAAACCACTCAAATGGTGTTGTAAAAAAATCTAACATTTGTCTCCTTTAGTCTGATGTAGTGAGGGTTGATACAGGGGTGAGTGAGTCTAGGTAATCTTGGCGTACCTTAGACATAACTCTATCTATTTGTGCATAAGCATTAGCGCACTTATAGCAATAGGTTTCTGTGTTGATACCTAACATAAAGGCATCTGTTCCACTATAAACTAACTCTGTTGATTCACAGTTAATTACTTGGCAGGTCATTGTGTTCATTTATTTATCTCTTTTCTTTAGTGCATTTGCAGGGGTTGATTGTTATTTGTTTACCTTTTTGGGTAATGATTGCGAGGGTGCTACATTGTGAGCATAGGAATAAGTGCATTAGAATTCACTCTTATCTAACATAGTAGGGATTAGTACTATTATAGTGCATAGCACTGACAAGGCTAGGACAATAAGGGATAGGCTCATAGTTAGTTATCCTCTCTAGTTAGGACAAAATCACGATTGTGCTTATTTAACTCAAAAATAGCACCATTAGAACAGATAACACGCATTGCGCTACCATTCCACTTTCTAATTTTTACAATTACCCCTGATTTAACAAGGTTCATAGATGTAGGTAGGGTAATGGTATCTCCTACCTCAATGTTAGAGTAGTTACTTAATGTAGTCATTTTTGACCACCTTTCTTTTTTAGTTAATAGGGGCTAAGTTTTATTTGCTTTAGATTTATTTGCTCTATTTCTAGAGGCTCACCCTAAAGGCTCAAACTTTTTTATTTAATTTTTATAGTAGTAATACTATCAGACATTTCCCCTACTGTCTAGTATACTGACCAGTAGTCTCACTATGTGGAGCGTGGGATATGTGATTTAGGTTACTTATTTGCTATGCTCATCGAACAGATGTTCGCTTATTTGATAGGCTCATTAACCTTTTTAACTCTATTTAATTTTTCTTATACTAGTATAATAACATACTTACCCCCAAAAGTCAAGTCCTAGCACGGCGTGTCGTGTGTGATATGCATCACAGCGGACGTCTATAGATCACCCCCTGTATACATACCCCCCCTATATAGACCACCCTATATAGACCCCCCCTATATAGCACGTCCCGTGTGGCGTACATCACATATGACCTATATCACAATGTCCGATTTATACCTTTTATACCCTACCATTTGTCAGTGGTAGGTGCTACACTTACAGTATAAAGAAAGTCAATCAAGGTGATTGAACTAGAAAGGAATTCAAATGAATTCAAATGTAATAAACACAGTGTGTGTAGAACACACCCCTAATAAGCCTGCTATCTCAGATGTAGCAGATGAGCAATTCACTTTTTGTGAAGTTTGCGAAAATAACATTGAGCGTTGGTATAACGATACTGACCCTGAGCGTCTACCTATGTGGACAGATTGGAAAGTGTCAAAATAATGACTAAACTAATTTGTTGCTTTTGTGAAAAAGTCTATTCTAGCGAAACCAAGTTTTGTGGTTTCTGTAATGAGTATAAAGGTCTAATGACCATAAAAGAATTTGACGAATACTACGGAGAAAGAATTTATTCATAATGAATTTCTATGAAACATTTTTTGTAAGTGGTAATGCACTATTCTGGTTTTCTATGATCTGTTTAGTAAGTGGATTTTATTTATTCGTAAAAGAATAAATTTAATTCCCTGCAAAAAAAAATGGGACGTCGCCTGTGGATAACTTGTGGATAACCTATGTGATGCTTATCACAAAAATACTTTTCCGACACGCCCGAAAAACACCCTAAAATGTCAGACCCCCCTGCTATACTTCTAGTATAAAGAAAGTTAAATAAAGGTTATTTAACAAAAAAGAAAGGTTAGGTCAAAAAATGACTAACACTAAAGAAAAAGGATTTAAATTATCCTATCGTATTGAGTACAATACTAATCCTGCTTACCCTCTAATGAAAGAGTTTAGCACTTGCTTAGGAGTTATTTTTAACTCAGAAATTGAGGCTAACAATTACTTAGACCTCTTAGCCCTTAGAGGCACAATTCTAGAAACTAATCTAGAAGAAATTGAGTACACACCTCGCAAGAGTGTCGTGTATGCTACTACTAGAAGTTGGGAGCGTTAATCTCAATGAAAGATTTCGTAGAAAAATTAGAATTAGAAACCTACTGGGAAAGTCCAGCATTAGGAATTCACCCTGATTTAGCAAAAATGCTAGATGAGGCAATAAAGAAAGGTAGTTATACTAAATGAGTACACTAGTACCAATTAAATCAGTATGCGGTGCGGTTAGCACTAGCATAGACATCTATGACCTTGAGTTAAACCCTCACGGAGTTATCTGTTGCGATAACTGTAAGTCAATTATCCTATGCCGTAAGGCTTGGGATTTCTTATACAAAAAAAACAAATAAATAAAAACCAAGATCGCAGAAATAAAACTCTGCGATTTTTGGGACGTCCCGTGTGATGCGAATCACATTTAAAATACGGCGTGTCGCCTTGACTTTTCGCCCCTAGTCTGGTAGTCTTACTACATAAGAAAAACTAAATAAAGGACAAATCGGCTAATGAGCCTAAGCAAATAAATGTGATACAAATCACAGTGAGCCTTAGCAAATAAGTAGCCGAAATGTCAGACCCCAATGGTAAGATAGTCTTATCAACAAAACGAAAGGAAGTCTAAAAATGACTTACACTATAACACTAGAAACCTTTAATGGTTCTACCAAAAAAATCGCTATGCCTTCTAAGGGTGCGGTTGCTCAATTCATCTCAACTTATCCAACACAATTACCTGTTGGCGTATCTGTCAAGGTTGCTTGCGATACTCTCGGAATAAGTGGCACACTTCGTGGCACTCTTACACCTTCAAAATCAAACTAAAGAATAGGAAATAAATAAAAATGGTAAAAGTAAATCACTCTCTAAATTTCGTTACAGAATTTGACGAAACACACCCAATCGCTCAACGCTTTCTAATGCTTGACGAAATCTCACAAATCACTCTCTTAGAGTCTATGCTAAAGGAATTAATTGCGCCAGCACTTAAGCCTGCTCTTGAGGAAATTAATGCCCGTGGCTCATACGCAATTCTAAAGGTGGCAGAATAATGATGACTCGTAAAGACTATGTAAAGGTTGCCGAAATTCTTAGCAATTATTTTGCCACATCTGTTTTTGATGAGCAAGGAGAAATTTTATTTGCTGATTTGGTAGATGAATTTTCTCTAATGTTTGAAACTGATAATCCAAGATTTGACGCAAACAGATTTGCTATTGCTTGCTATAAAGAATTGGCGGGTGTGTAATGATTTTGGATAATGGAACGCTAATCGCAATTGTAATTGCTTTAACTGGATCTCTAACAGTAATGGGTTTATTTTGGAAACAAAATATTCAACAACAAAAAGAAATTCGCAGACTTCAAGTTGCTTTGCGAACTGAACGACTTAAAAAATAAAATAAAAAATCCTGAGCAAGATTTAAAACTGCTCCACATTTAAATTTTTCGGACGTCGGGGTCGGGCGTGTCGTCCACAGGTTTATCCACAGGCTTGCTTTTGTGAGATTTATCACATAGGCTAAGCGTCTCACTATTTGGACTTACTCGCTAGTAACTTGATAATTTATGTCTAATAGGCTAGACTTACACAGTAAGAAAAAAAATAAATAAAAGAAAGTCTATCTTTCTACGGCGTGTCTAACCGAAAATGTCAGCCCCCTGTGATAGGATAGAATTATCAACAAAAAAGAAAGAGGTTGGCAAATGTCAGCAAATGTCTATACAATAGAAAACCTACTTGTAGGAAAACAGTATCGCTCCCGAACACTTACGGGAGAAATTATCTCAGCAGAGATACACCCTAAAGCCGTATGGTATCAGGGTTGCGAAAGTTATCTAGTGGAAGTGCGCCCTAGTAATTTTGGAAAAGTCGTATGTCGCACAGTAGCAGTAAAGGTAGAAAACTAAAATGGGAGTAATGAAAACACTATACACAGAAATAGAAAATTGCCAAATGTGTTTTGGTCAAGGTTGGCACTATTGGGCGCAGGGTGAGGACTTTGATACAGAGTCTTGCGATTGTAATCCCCACCAATTATTTATCACTAAGGAGGATAACTAATGAACGAATACTCATACTCAATAACCGCTACCTATGATAGTGATACCGCCCCTCATTGGGTTGGTCGTTATTCAGACGCAATTAGCGCAGTATCAGAGTGGAATAAAATTGTGGATTGGGGATTCGCTAACGAATACGCAACCTACAATTTCTCAGAGCCGTCAGGCAAAATGGTGACTAAGATTTTTTATCGTGATGGAAAGGTTGGTGGAAAGTAATGCCACACTATTCTTTTGACACCTTCATAACTATTGAGGCAGATAACTATGATGAGGCAATAGATGTCTTTGACTATAAACTAAAAACAGGAATAAACAGAAGCGATGTCTATGTCGCAGAAATTGAGGAAATAAAATAATGGGAAGCATAACAGCAATTGGATTAGCAGATAGCGTGTTAGATTTAGAAACACAGTTAGCGTATCACTTACAGGGTAATCATTACCCGCCCGTTCCGCTATCTATGGTGCAACCTTGCATAGAGGCTATTGACGCATACTATGATGAGGACTATGACCGATTTATTGCTATGCCTGAAGGCGTATTCTATAAGGGAATGAGCCACGCCCCAGCAAGGGCTATTGTAGAGCAACACCACCTATCTTGGTTTATTGACCCAGTAGATAACTATGAAGATGAGGAAGAAAATGTCTGATACAATGATTGCTATGGATTTAATACACGCAGATAATTTAATGCCAGATCAACTAATGTTGGGTGATTTAATAAAAATAGGAGATGACATTGTTGAAATTATTTTTATTGAAAGCGATTCTACTGGTGATAACTATGACATACAAACCGAAAATGAATTTGGTGAAAAAGAAATAACGCAGTATAGTTATACTGATTTAATTCCGTTGTATGTTTTTATAGAACAAGAAGAATAATTTTTATGCACTTCCCCGCATAAAAAATCGACGTCGCTCTCGGGCGTGTCTGTGCACAACCTGTGGATAACTCTTGTGACGCTTATCACAAATCTTTGACTAGTCAGACCACACGACACGCTGGCTATTTGTCAGTCCTGCGTGATAGACTTTCAGTATAAAGAAAGTGAGAAACTCTCACTAAGAAAGGTTAGGTCAAAAATGACTAACACTAATGAAAAAAAGAAAGTCGCTTATTGCGAAAAACACGAACAAGAATTCTCAGGTATCTGTGGTTCTTGTATAGGAGAATTTGGATACTTTGACTAATGGATACCTATAACAGAATTCTTAAAGAGCAACAAGAAAAAAGAATTGCTCAATCAATAAAAGATAAGGCAGTTATTGAGGCTATGTTCTCTAATAACAGTCGCCCCCTTAATAATAATCACGAACTAAAGAAAGTAGAAAACTAATGTCACTATCAATAATAAATAAAATTACTGTTGGAAAATTATTTATCTCCAACGATAAAAACTATCTCGTTAAAGAGATTCTTGAGGTTAATGATGAAACTGAATCAGTAACCGCAACACTCACTAATTCTCAAGGTGAAGAAGTATTTTTCACAGGTGGATTTTCTCAATGGTTTGAAGGGTTGGTTCAGTAATGAAAACACTACAAGAAAAATTAGATTTGGTTGCTAAAGAATTAGAACCAATACTATGGGAATTGTTAGATGAAATCGAAAAAGAATAAATAAAAAAAAGATTGCAGAATAAAACCTGCAATTTTTGACGTCGCGGTCGGGTGTGTCTGGGGATAACCTGTGGATAACTTTAGTATACTCACCAGTAACCATAATAAAATTTCTTTACGACGGGGTTTTTTATTTCCCAGATCCTGGGCGAAAAATTTTTTGTGATTTTAATCACACAATCTAGATTTGACATTTTTGTTAGATGTGTGTTAGTATTACTATATGAAGAAAACAAATGAGGAATTACGCAGGCTTATGGAATTACGCCGTAGCAATGCTGCCTCTGCCGTGCCTTCAAAGAAAGCCTACAATCGTAGGAAATGTCAGTCCGAACTGATACAATTAAAGAAATATAAGGGAGACCCACTATGACATATGAAAACGATGAAATGCTAGATGAATACTACGCAACAACCTGCCCTGAATGTAAAGAAAATTCCGTTGACGCATATGAAGAAAAATGCACTCATTGCTTACTAGAAGATATGTCCGCACACTATAATGAAGATATCGCACTAGAAATGAGCCTTGGACTTGACTACTAATACACTTAAACTAAAACGATCAAATGATAGAAAGGTGGCTAACCTTGTCACAAAAAATGGAAAGCAAGCCGCAATCGCAAACACTTTTGGTTTACCTGCTGGAAAGGCTTACTCGTGCCCTGGTGCAACCAATGTGTGTGAGTCGGTTTGCTACGCAGGAAAACTCGAAAAACTCTTCAAGGGTGTAAAGGCTAACCTCTTACACAATTGGGACCTGCTAAAAGACGCTAATCAATTAACTATGGAGACATTGTTAACTGATATGATAAATGATTTCAAAGCGGACTGTGTAAAGAAAAACGCACCTATGCTATTCCGTATCCACTGGGACGGAGATTTCTTTAATGATACCTACACTAATGCGTGGAAGAATGTAATCACTAACAATACTGATATTCAATTCTGGGTTTATACCCGCGTAAAATCTGCTGCACTTATCCTTAAGGATGTGTCTAATCTATCATTGTATTTCTCTGCAGATAGCGAGAATGTTAAAACTGCCGTTGATCTAAAAATTAATAGTGGTGTTCGAATGGCGTACCTTGCTAAGAATTTTGCTATTGGTCAATCCGATGTAAAAGAAATGACTGGCCGTCCTGCTGCTAAGTGTCCTGAGAATAATAAACAAATTCCACTTATATCAACTAAGGGTAGCGCTTGCGTTTCTTGTTCACTTTGTGTATACTCTAAGAGTGATATCATATTCAGTGCGAGTAAAAAATAAATGAGTGCGTGGTTTTATTTTCTAATGATACTAATAGTAATGATTTCTATTTTAGGTGGTAGTGGCTGACCCCCCCCCCTTGAAAAAACGGGACGTCCCGCCCACCCCCCATTTGTCAAGCCGACACGCAGGCTTTACGATGTGATGTTTCTCACACCCAGATTTCTGGGCTTGATTTGTATTTCTGGTATTTTTCTGCTACAATTATCTTATGAACAAAAAAACCAACCTAGTCCAAGATGTGAGATTTTTCTGGCATAATTTGTATTTGTCAGTAGGAAATGTTATACTTGGATTATCAACTAACAAAAGGAGAAACAAAATGGCAGTATCAAACGCAACATACAAGGTAGGCGACCTCTACACTTCACAAAAGTCAAAGGTGACAGGCACAATCTTGGAAATCGCACCAAACAAGACAGGTGACGCAGTTCGTGTGAAGTTAGATGTAAATGGCAACACACGCTGGACAACTTGGACAGCCAAATAATCGTTCTCGCATAACGATAAATTGCGAAGCACCTGAGTAAGTGTCTAAACTGCTCACCACAATGTCAGACCCTCACTCTATAATAGAAACTAACCCACAACAGAAAAGGAAATAAACACAATGGCAAGAGGAAAAGCAATTAGCGTAAAGATACCTACACAGAAGGTTATCAACGCACTAGAAACAAAGTTAGCAGAACTAGAGGCTAACTACAAAACACAAGACGAAAACGAAGCAAAGTATCAAGATGCTTACAAGGCTTGGCAGAAAGAGTTAGCAGACTACGCTATCGCTCATTTCTCAAAGGCTGAGAACATCAGAACCAACTATCGCTCTTGGAACAAGACACTCAATGTTGATTTTGACATTGTAGGTTCAGAAAAGGATTTCCCTGCTGAGCCTGAGCGTGATTTTGAGCAACTACACCGCCACTCATACACAGAACAAAAAGAGGAAATGTCTAACGCAATTCGTATCCTCAAAATGACAGATGAGGAAGTAGTAAATACTTCTACTTACAACGCAGTTGCTCGTTATCTCTAACTAGATAATTGGGTGGGGTGTAAAAGCCCCACTCATTATCCCCTGAGTTCCACGCTATTTATAGCAAGCGTCCCCTGGGGATCGTGATAGGGGTGGGTTTCAAACTAACCTAGGTGCCTACCCCTATCACTCAATTTGTCAGACCCTCATAGTATAATTAAAAGAAACAAACAGAAAGAAGGAAGCCCCAATGGGATTAGATATGTATCTTAGTGCTAAGAAGCACTTAGAAAAAATAAATTGGCAAGCACTACAGGCCAATGACGAGTTATCTTACAACTCACCTGAAGCCGTATATCCTAAGTTTAATGACCTAATGGAACTAACACAGTTATCTAATGTCGCAACAGATATCTATGGAGCAAGCGTAGAAGTTACTTGTGCCTATTGGCGCAAGGCTAATCAGATACACGCTTGGTTCGTAAAGAATGTTCAGAATGGTATTGATGACTGCGACAGTTACTATGTCTCACAAGATAAACTAATAGAACTGCTTGCTCTATGTAAGCACTCACTAGAAACTAAAGACCCTAGCCTATTCCCACCGCAGGCAGGATTTTTCTTTGGGAGCACAGACATTGACGAATGGTATTGGAAAGACATTACTAATACTATTAATCAATTAGAGCGTATCCTTGCGCTACCTGAAATTGATAGACTTTCATTCTCCTATTGCTCATCTTGGTAATTGACATTTGTCAGTGCCATACCCTATAATTAAACTAAACAACTAACAGAAAGAGGACCCCCTCGTGGAACAAGAAAAAATAACAGTAGTGAATGCAACAGAAGATTTTCTTCGTGATTCATTAGCCAAAGCAACATTGCGTGTAACAGAGTTAGAAGAGCACATCTCTCGTGTAACTCAGCGCTCATATGGTGAGGCTGCAGAGCGTAACCGTATGCGTAATGAAATGCAAGAGTGGACCTTGGGTTCATTGGACGACGGTTCAATTAATGAATCACAAGCACAAGAAATTGCAGACATATGCGGATTCGAATTAACAAAGGAATTCGAAGTTGAAGTTACAGTTCTTTATTCAGTTACAGTAAATGCTCGTAATGAAGAAGAAGCACAGAATGCAATTCACGATATTGATTTTGATTCTGTATCTTACAATGATGATTCAATTTCATATTTGTCGTCCAGTGTGGAATCAATAGATTCATAAATTTCCTGTGAGGGGAATGCATCCTAAGCACGATGTAAAACTGCTTTAATTTTTCCCTCAAAATTTTGACGTCCCGCCGACCAGTCATTGTCAAGTCGACACGCCGTAGTGTAATTAAGATCACAGTGAAAATGTCCAGATTGTCTATGTTTAACTATCCCGATTTGCATATGTCAGTCAGTCCTGCTATACTTGAAATATCAACACAACAGAAAGAAGGAAATCGTGGCTCACGAAATCGAAACACAAAATGGAACTGCTTCATTCGCCTCATTCAGAGAACCTGCTTGGCACGGATTAGGTACAGTATTCACTGAGGAAAAAACAACAGCGGAAATGCTTTCATTGGCAAATCTTGATGGGTGGAATGTTCGCCTTGAAGATTTAGAAACACCCGCACACTTAACAAGCGATAAGGCTTACCAATATGTCTTGCGTACCAATCCAACAGATAACACACAGACAGACATTCTTGGTGTCGTTGGTGAGCGTTATCACCCAATGCAGAATGAAGATTTATTTTCATTCGGTGATAATATCCTAGACGGCGGTGGTCGTTGGGAAACTGCTGGCTCAATCAAGGGTGGTCGTGTCGTATTCGGTGCATTAGCACTAGAGCGTGAAACAATTCTTGACCCTAATGGTGTTGCAGATAAGGTAAAGACTTATTTACTTATCAACACATCACACGACGGCTCTATTGCAATTCAAGCAAGCATTACACCTGTTCGTGTAGTGTGCGCTAACACTCTCAATCTTGCACTAAACACTACTAAGAAAAAGAATGGTGTCAAGCAATCTTTCAAGATTCGCCACACTCAGACTGCTTCTGGTAAAGTTGCCGTTGCTCGTGAAACTCTTGGGCTTGCTCATAAGTATATGGATTCTTTTGACCTTATGGCTAAGGCTATGATTGAAAAAGAAGTTTCTGCACAAATGTTTAACGACATTATTCTTGCTGCATACCCAAAGCCTGAAAAGGATTCTAAGGGTGCTTTCAAGAAGTGGGAAAACAAGGTTGATGTTATCAATGACATCTACACAGGCGAGTTTAACGGAATGATTGCTGGTAATGCGTGGGGTGCTTTCAATGCACTAACTGAACGCCTCGACTGGCACAGGTCTGCAAGAGGTAATTCTAACGAATCAATTCTTGCAAGCGCAAGCGGTTTTGACCCTGCTATTACAGCAGAAAAAAATCGCTTACTAAAAATTGTGCGTGAATTAACTAGCGCATAATAAAAAAATAAATAAATGCCACCTGAGCAAGTGGATGCAAAAACTGCTCACTATTAGGTCCGTTAGAATAGTTGGTTAGTTCGCCACCCTGTCACGGTGGAGGTCACGGGTTCAAGTCCCGTACGGATCGCAATAAATAAAAATGCAATGCAATGCATAAAAATTTCGGACGTCGGCTGTGACCTGCATCACACAACATTTTTAATAAAATAACTTTACGATAGGGTGATATTTTTCCCAAAATTTCTTTACGATAGGGAATATTTTTTCCCCAAACCTTGCATTTGTCAGACCCTTCCGCTATAATTAATCTATGACCCTAAAAGTAGAAATATACGAAATGAACTATGCCTGCTCTCCTGGTGGTGTTGACTGCTGGGAAGCAACTATCCATAACTACGGAAATAGTAGCACTGCTACTGATTTCAAAACTGCTGGAGAAGCAGTTAATTGGTTGCTTGACAGATACCCTACACAGGTGTTAGAATTGACAGTAACATCACTCCCTGCCTATGAAAAGGAATATGTATGACCCAAACCAAACCATACACTATAGATGAACTCATTACTATGATATATGAAGATAATCTAAACCACTTTGAGTTTCACGAGAATATGGGTGGGGAAGATTGCGACTGCCATATCCATACTACTATTAAGACTATCGTACATTACTGGGAGCAAGACTATGTGGACTAAGTATGATTATGTATGTAATGATTGTGATGCACTTACTGAGATTACTACCCTGAAAAATTTAACTGACTACCGAGGCTGGTGCTCCTGTGGGTCTCCTAATCTAGTTAATGTTGGTTGCTCAGATGCAACGGTATATGGATCTAATGGAGAAAGTATCCCTGTGACCAACATCACACCCCGTCAACTTGTAAAAATCAACAGCAACCCCTATAATTAATATATGACCACTACAGAAGGAACTACAATGACAGACCCAATGCTACAACCCTACTACTCCTGCGACCTTGATATTCCTATTGTGCGTATTGAGGCAAAAAGCAGGGAACACGCAGAAGCAATTATGCAAACCTTTATAGACAAGATTGCTCCCATTATGGATGACATTATTCATTGGGATAATGCTGATTGGACTATTGAGGAAAATGTATTTGTCCCTGAACTAGGAGAGTGGCACACAAAATGAATCTAGAAACATTTGAAGAGTACATCAGAATACATCTTATATCACTACAGCAAGACTCTGAGGAACTAGAGAAGCAAATGGGATTTATTGATGACCTTGACTCAGATGAGTATAAGGACTTAGAGTTAGAAGATGTTTCCACTACTGGACAGATTCTTGCTTGCTACCACTTTTTGTCAGTGCTAGAGGGTAATATAGAGTAATGATAACCACACACCTAGAACCACGACTACAGAAACTCGTTGACCTTGGAGAATCAGGTACTGACATCCTCCACGGAGAACTTAAGAACCTTATGTATGAGGCTGAAAAAGAATACAATGCCGCAGTAGAACAAGAAGAGTACACAGAAGAGGCAATGGATTCTATGGAGCGTAAGTATTGGGAAGGCCAAATGGACGCTCTCTCTTGGGTATATGCCCTGACATACCAACTATCGTTTGCTATCAATGACAGGACAAAGAAGAATGGATAACTTCATTGAAATGGACTTTGATGAATGGTTAACTACATACAAACCAATCAATAACCATATAGACAGTAATGCCTCCTTTGACAATGGTGAGGGTGGCATTATGTTTGAGACATATGGTGATGAGGTAGAGTTTGTTAAATCTCAATCCCCTGACAAAATCTGGATGTATGGCGACGGTGATGACGGTGGCTCTTATATCTGGTCTGGCTGGGGATTTGTAAATAGATTGGGATACTTCATTACTGAGGTACCGTGCCCACCTAATACCACGATTCAGATTCAAGTAGGAGTACAGTGGTACTTCTGCGAGAACTGTAATGCAGAACTGGAAGACCCTGATAATCTTATTAGAGATGCCTTCCAAGACCACGATTTGGAAAAATGCACAGAATGTGCTACACTTGATGAACTAACCCTAGTAGGACTAACAACAAAGGAGACAAAAATGAATGACAACCCAACAAATGAAGTAGAAGAACTCAAAGAAGTAGACCCTGAACTACTAGGCAATACTTGGTTTGACCTACGATAATGAACGAATACACAGTAGAAGTAATATTCGAACCCACAGGTGACTATATGCATTTTACATACGAGGCTGAGTCAGATAATGAGGCAGACCTTTGCAGAGAAATATTAAACCAACTATCAATCGTATCTTTTAAGGAGCAAGAATAATGGGAGCACGGATTAACTATGTATTTCAAGACAGTGAGAAGGGCCCTAGGGTAGTACTCTACAGCCACTGGGGTGAGACTGAATGGCAGCGGGACCTAGCAATGGCGCTGCAACATTCAAAGCCCCGCTGGACAGATTCAGCATATGGAACTAGGATGATTATTAGTTACCTTATTCAAGATAGTATTCTCGAAGAGACAGGGTTTGGAATCTATGCAATTGACAATGATGGCCTAGACTTAGGTGAGACCACCGTCCTAGTCGATTTCATCACTAAGACTGTTACTGATAATGTATCGGTACCGTTTGATAAATTTGTGGATGCATATCTACCAGTTTTGTCTGGGCAGATCTAGGGAGTGGGTCCCCTAGACTAATAACGAGTGGGGCGTAGGGTTTTTGCCTACCTTGCGCCCCCTCAACTTTTTTGGTACAATGGAGTAAGGGAGGGACTATGGCTTATTCAATACGCAGACCAACGCACAATAAAGAAACAAGAACAGCAGAACAATTAGGCAGACTCCTTACCCAAGATTTTGCGGTAGATTTAGAAAGAGTAGGATTTTACTTAGTAAGAAACCTACCACTAATAAATTACCACAGATTTGAAGTATTGGGTTTGACAGCAATGGAAGAGTATGATAAACTTATGTTAGAGATGAAAGGACCACAAATTGGATTTCGCAGATAAAGCAGGCATAATGGCAACGCTATGGCTGGAGTTTAAAGAGGACGAGGAATTCAGTGCGTTTGTAGATTACAACGACATTGGATTGCCTTTAGCCTATTGCCAAGCAAATGGTTTGGTAAAGGAAACAACTCCACTAGGAGAGCAATACATTTTAGAAACAACACAGATGTTCTTTGATTTGTTAGAAATAACAGAGGCAGAGGTTGATGAGGTTTTTAAGATTACTGAGCAGGATGTATCACTAGGAGCAATCTTGGTTTTTGCATACAACAAGAAAAACCCTGGAGAAACGCTTCCAGAGTAACTATCTTATCCTTGATCCCTGGGCTTGACAAAAGCCTGGGGCTATGGGACGTCCGACGTCAAATCATATCAAATTGGACAAACCAGACAAACCATATTTTCTAAAAAATTAGATTACGAAAGAGAAAAATTTTTCCCCATACCAGGGGTATTACGAAGGACGGATTCTTTTCCCCGTACCAAAGACATTACGAAGAACGATTTCTTTTCCCCATACCAAACCTTATACCATACAAACCTTTATATGTCAAACCTTATATCGGGTGTATAATATATCTATGAGCCCAAGACACTTTGCAGCATATGCTAAAAGAGATCCTAAAGGATATCAAACCTTTTCTGATTCTATGTGGAACTCCTTTGTATCTATTACTCATACTATAGGTTTGTCTAACTATTTTTCCTTTACCCCCGACTTTTTGGGCAAGGGCGCAGCGCTTGATCCAACGGCGCAAAAGCGCGGGACACAAGAAGATACAAACTAATACCCTATATAGAATAGACAAACCTTGTCTCCTGGTTTTCTATATTTTTTAAATAAATAACAAACCTTTATATATTTTTATTACGAAATTCGAATAAATTTCCCTGAATTTGGGGATTTTTTTATGGGCAAAATCATGCATATAAGGACTTGACAAACCAAGGTTTTGCATGTATAATGCCCAAACCTTACAATGGGATATGAGGTTTGACAATATCGGGCATATGTGGTATATGAGGTTTGAAGGTTTGGGGATATGAGGTTTGGCCCCAGGGATTACGAAGCCCTCTTTAAAAGCGCTCCATTCTCCACTACTCTCCACTATCCTCCACTTCTACCCTATCTAATAATATTATCAGTAAGATTAATCTGTGGATAAACCTGTGGATAAGTATCCCAAACCATCATATCAACCTGTGGATAACTCTAAAAAACCAGGGTAAATAAAGATTACGATGACTGCTTTATAGCCCTATTGACCATACGGATCAAACCTTTTCGAGTTATCTTGGATGCATCAAATGTCTCCGTATATCCTCCTTGTGGCATATCTGCCTTATCCAGAAAAGACCCATACTTCTTAGTAAGTGTTTGTACTACTAGGGATTCTACTGCTCTTGCTCTATCCCGCTCAAAAAAATGCCAATATTTTATCAGTATCCAACCCTTGGTCCTATGGGCTGCAAACCTTCTACCTGAGATATCTGATATGCCTATCTTGATAGCCTTATGTGCTGGGCTGTATAATATATATAAGACTGCTTCATCCATAGACTCATTATACTTGACATACCGTGCTAAATATGGGATACTAGGTATATGACTAATCAAGAGATATCTGACCTACTCAATAAAGAATCCTATAGGGTTTGGGATACTGCCAAAGTGATCAAAAACCAAGATTACCACGATGGTTTGGTTAAAGGTTTAAAGATGGCTGCTCAGTTTGTAGCCAAACTATGATTATCAATATGGAAATACCAGATCCATTCCAAACCTTTGTAGCCAACAAGTATGCTAACCATAAGGGTGCTGTGTATGACTTCTTTGCTAAGGAATGGCATATGAAGTGTGGATGTTGTAAGGAAGATTTGTTTGCTCCATCCCGCAAAATTTTGACAAAGATTAGACTATATCATACAAGAAATGAGTGCTGTGGTGGCTGGTAACTGCTGTACAATTAATAAAGATGACGATACCTTTTGGGATACTCACCAAACCATGTCTGATGGACATATATGGTGTGCTACTAAATCTATTGTAGATAAGGCTAAGGCACAGGTTAAGAGTCGTTATGGAAATAGAAAGAGACACAGACAATGAAAGAATGTAGCCACACCTGGTATATGCGTGAAGATGGTATCCAGTGTACTAAGTGTTTAATTTTATGGGACAGCGAAATGGAAATGGAATGAAATCAGGTAGAGAGTCCGCTTTGGCAAATAGAACAAGGGTTAGACCAAGAAATGTCACTCTGCCCAAAGAAGCAATGAAAATATTGGTCAAATTAGAATACGCAAAAAACTATAAAGATAAAACAAGATACAACAACATACTAGATAGACTAATTAAAGAATATCCAGAAATGTCAGATCAAATACTACAGTTAAAGTTAAAATAAATGAAAGAACCTAAAATTATGCAGATGGATTGGAAAGCCCTAGGATATGAAAGGATGTATGTAGATGGAAAACTCAGATGGGTTCCTCAGCAAATCACAAAAGATTCAGAAGACTAAGATACTACCATTACGATGGATAGGAAATCTGTGTGGAGAAGTTGCTTCTAATAGTTTAGTTAAAGCATTTGATTTACAGGAGGATAATAACCTTAGATACCGTTTTAAATTTCATAGCAAAGTCTGGCATTATTTAAATAAGCCTTATACATGGTGGGGAACTTATTACACCTTAGATATGGAGGCTTGGAAAATAGATCCAGAAACTCAAGAGTTGTTGAGTAGACTTGGATCAGATTACGATGAAGATGGAATTCCGTATTGGGAAAAATGGGAAGACGAAGGTGGTCCTGTAAAGGACACAGAAGAAAGACTTAAGTATATGGAGGAGAACGGAATATGAGTAGGACAATAGTATGTCCTGTCTGCAAGAAAGAATGGGACTTTAGGGTAGGCTTTGCTCACGAGAGTTTATATAAGCATATGAAGGCAGATCACCGATAGTGCCCGTTTAGGGCATATAAAGGTATAAAAACCTCTACTTTGCGCCGAACTTTAAAAGCGTATTAAGCGACTGCGCCAGAACCTGTTACTGATCCAGTTCCAGTTACTGACTTAGAACCGTATGGTGCCCAGTTATCGTTACTTCCTCCACCTACTGCGGGTGGATAGCCTGGATTACCAGGATTGCTAATTCGAATAAAGTATCCTCCTGCAGTACCATAAGGGTCTCCATCGGTAAGAACTATTGCGCCTATTGCATAGGCTGCGCCATTATTATAAAGACCTGCATAATTTGGATGTGTGCTTGACATACGATTATTATATCATCTTTTTTGACATTGTAGGGGTGGTGGGTGTATAATTGATATATGACAACTATTAACAAATTTATATTTTTTATCAATATGGCATTAGTGCCAATTACCGCATTTTTTGCAGGATATTCAGCAAACGATACCAATGTAAATAAATATAAAGTAGGATTTTTTATATTAATAGCAGCGGTTAACTTTATGTCTGCAGTTGCGTATGTTCGTGAAAACTACATTCAGACTGAGATAACCTATGAGCCTTGATGAGATGGTACTCAGAGAAGAAATAGCAAGGGAGATTGAGGCCCTTCCGATTGAGTCATCAATAACAAATGCATTAGGAATGCGTACTGCTAGAGGTAAAGATAATTATATTACCAATATCTTTGAAAATCAGGTTGATTTTGAGTAATTCTAAATATGTTATAATATATTTACTATGAAAGAAATACAGCCTTGCTATTATTGTGATAAAGAAGCAATATATACTCAATTAGTTGGAACTCCTGGAAACTATTTTGTATCCAATGTATGCAAAGAACATTTTAAAATGGGCTTGTCTTCCTAGGTAAACTATGGTATCCTTAGTATATGAAAACAACCTACAAATGTCCAGAGTGTGCAACATCTATTACGATTAATACTAAGGTTCATGAATTACCTGAATCTATTATTTGTCCCTGCGAAGCCGTGATGCCTAATACATCTAAGTAAATGGAAGAAAGCAAGGTAAAAGCCATGTTTGAGTTGGCTAAAAAATTAGACAATTTTCAGTTGGTCTTGCTTAAAAAATGTGAAATATGCGGTCCACTGTTGCGTGGAGCAGACAAGTCTAAGTATCCAAAGTGTAAGAAGCACAACGATTTACACTAACACCAGTAGCCAAGTTGGTTAAGGCCCCGAACTCATAATTCGGTTATCGCAGGTTCAAGTCCTGCCTGGTGTACATGATAATAAAAAAATGTAGAATATGTCTTATTGAGAAGCCATTAACAGATTTTCATAAATGTTCTAATGAAAAAATTATCAATGGCAAGTTGTATCCAACAGTGTATAGGAGTGAGTGCAAGCCTTGCCGTCGAGTTGGCGGTAAGGCGCATTCATCAGCAGCAAAAAAAATAATGGATAAAGATAAAATAAAAAGACCAAAAATAGGTACACCTTGTGACAATTGTGGGAAAAATAATCAAAAGTTAATATTTGATCATTGTCATGAAACAAATAAATTTAGGGGTTGGCTTTGTTATCAATGCAATACTGCTATAGGTAATTTGGGAGATAATGTTGAGGGCTTGCTTAAAGCACTTAATTATTTAAATAAATTTACTAAATCTCTGTAACTCAGCGGAAGAGTGACACCCTTCTAAGGTGTAGGCCGTAGGTTCGAATCCTACCAGGGATGCTATGTCTCCATCGTCTATCGGTTAGGACAACGCCCTTTCACGGCGTAAAGGCGGGTTCGATTCCCGCTGGAGATACTTATGATATAATATAGTTGTCTGCCCATTAGGGGGACAAATTAACTTATTCGCTTGAAAGGGGAATAACATGGTAACAAAGTACGCTATGGATCTATTTAATGATCCCTTTTTTATTGGCTTCAACAGAGAGTTGAGTCGCCTAAACACTGCACATAAAACAAATTCACAATCATATCCTCCGTATGATCTCATCAAACTAGATGAAGACACATATAAGATCTCGCTGGCTGTTGCTGGGTTTTCTAAGGAAGATATTGATGTGTCCGTAGACAATGGAACACTCATTATTAAGGGTGATATTGTTGAGGTTACAGATGCAGAGGTAGTTCATAAGGGTATCGCAGGAAGAAAGTTTGTAAGATCTTTTGCCTTGGGAGAGTATATGGAAGTAACTTCTGCTGAACTAAAGGACGGTATGCTGCATGTTAGTGTGGTAAGGATCGTTCCTGAAGACAAAAAGCCTAAGTCTATTAAAATTAAGTAGTATAATAGACAACATTCCGCAAAACATATCCCTAGGGATTTTGAAACGGATGCTCTTCTGAAAAGAGAGTTAGCAGGAGTTGAATCTTCGTGGCTAATAGACCTGAGCAGTCGTCTATAAACTGCTCACCACTTATATAAAAGAATAAATAGCAAGGGTAGAATGTCTAGAGTTGCCAGTGCATTCAAGAACCCCATGAAGATAATTGCTAGGAAATATAACTAATGATCCTGCGTTAGGCTTGTATACTGTATATTGTTCTGGAAAAAAAATTTCTCCACCATCATAGTCATCGTTTAAATAAATTAAGGATGTCATGTGGGCCAGAGGATGACCGTTGCTTGCCTCTGCTGGCATATAGTCAAAATGCTCCTCCATTTTTGTATTTGGAATCCTTGAAACAAAATTCATGTTAGAAAGTGGTTTTTCTGCTACCCTTATGGAAAATCTTTCTAAATAACTATTAATGTATTTAGGTATTTCTTTTTCAAGATCAACGAATATTTTAAAAACTTCTGGGTTTTCATCTTTAAATGTTTTTTTAGATAAATAGTCAAAATCTTTATTTTTTGAAACAGGCTTTGTTTTAATAAAACTATTTAATATGTGTAGATATTCTTTTGATAAAAAATCATCAACAATTACAATATTATCTTCTGATTTTCCAATAATATTAAATCGGCTTTCTATTTCTATTTGGCTGAGCATATGTCAATTATAGCATATATGACATTTTCTAATATGATATACTTAATAAATGAAAGAGTCAATGGACATAAAAATAATTAAGAACTTTGTGGATAAGGAAGATGCTGATAGACTAATCAAGTATATAGAGACTAATAAACTAAACAAAGATAAGTTTATATATACTGAATACCTAAAAACAGTTGAATCTCAACAAGCACAATCTCAAATTCCAGAACAATTTTCTATAAACGATCATCCAGAAGTAAAAGATATTTATATTAAATATGCTAAAAGGTTTATTGAAGAGTGTAAAGTTTTTTTTGACAATACAGAAGGAATTGGGCTTTATGCACAATGGCTAACTATGTATGGAATTGGGAATGAATTGCCAAGACATAGAGATAACCACTTTGGGGCGGAAGAAATTAACTTTAGTGCAGTCATATATTTAAATGATGATTTTACTGGTGGAGAATTGTTGTTAGAAGATTTTGGATATTTGCATAAGCCCGAAGCGCTCAGTATGATTATCTTTCATCCAACCTATTGGCACGAGATCAAGCCAATCCTCAGCGGTAAAAGATATGCTATGCCAATCTGGGGCACTTTAAATGATAGTAAAAAACTTGATTTTATCAATGACTAATGGTATACTTGATATAACTAACTAGGAGAATTATAATGATTAATATATTTATGCTTATTCCCGCTTTTATTTTGGGATACCTTGCTTGTTACTTATTTATGACTTATGGCGTTGACCAGGGAGAATGATGCAATACTGGTCTTGGTTGTTAGCAGTAATAGGTGTAGCAGGAATCTACTTTGTAGGCCGTAAAACCATTTGGGGTTGGATAGTCTTATGCTTTAATGAGGTGCTTTGGGTTGCCTACGCAGTAATAACTGAGCAGTATGGCTTTATTTTTTCAGCAATAGCGTACGCAGTTGTGTATATTAAGTCTTTTGTGCATTGGAAAAAAACAGAATAATTTTATTCTGATTCTTTTTTAGGATGCTTTGGAGTGTAAGGCTCTATCTTAGATTTAATTCGTCCATCTTTATATAGTCTTACGATCCAGCCATCTTTAATTTGCATTGAGTTAAATGCAGTTGCTTTTTTCTTTGGCATTATAATGTGTGTCTTTCTCTGTTTACTTTTGTATAATCTTTTCCAAAGTCAGCAAACAGTGCTTTATCTTTTTCACGATTAACAATTCCTCTTGACCAAGAAAACCCTGCATCTCCACCCCACGCTAACCACATAATGTAGCCATTAGATGGGTTTTCTGAGTTGCCCCAGTCCTTACCCTTCTTATCCACTTCATGGCGTGAGAAGTACGAGTACATTCTCTTGACAGTACTAAGAGAAATTGTTTCTCCTCTTGCTAACTGACCTGCACGAGTCCAGCCTACAGATGTTCCAGCACCATTTGCTTTTCCATCTTCTTTAAACTTAATTGCTCTACGAGCAGCAGCCCTTGCTCCTGCTGGTGGAGAGTATCCATCTGCTTTTGAAACTGTATCAGTTTGGTATTCAACCGTGTCATCATCTTCAAATAAATCGTCTGCTTTTTCAGCAGGAACACAATTTGGAACTGGCTTACCATTATCTCCTGGTTTCATTCCACGCTGTACATATCCATCCCAACATGGGGCAGCCTTACCAATTGATGAGTCATACATGGCCATAGCAACCTCTGAATCGGTGTTTGGAGAGCATACAGGACAGTCTGGGCAGTCTACATTAAGTTCTTTGCAGGTCTCGCAACCGCACCCCTGGTAGGTGGTTGTAGGCATTACTGAGTCATCTTTTATCATACAACCATTATACCACTATGATACAATTGGTTGTGTTAGAAAAATGGACTATCAGTGAGCATGAAATACCAAAAACATCAATAAAGTACTATTCTGTATCTGATCTTAAAATAGGAGAAAATCCAGACCTAGAACTTATGAAGATTGATGGAAATTCATTTATTTTGGAGGTTGAGGGTTATCAGTATTTTCATCTTTTTCAAGATAAAATTGGACAATACGAATTCTTAAAAAGACATGTTCCAGATCTTAGAATGGTATTAGTGGGAAATTTGGACTATAATTTTCCGCCAACAGATGAGGCTATAGGGAGCAAGGTTATTATGGAGGCCTTTTCTGTTTATGATATTAAAAAAGAAGATATAGTATTTTTAAATAAAACAAATGTTTGGTTTGAAAAAATATTTTATGCCAACAAATTTTTAAATAGATTTCTTCCAGCCGAGTTGCCTGGAAATCCTATCTATGGAGTAGTTGATAAAGATAAGTATTTTGACTTTAATATTGAAATAGCAAAAATTGTTAGAGATTTGTACTTAGATGTGCAAAAACAAAAAACCCTTAAAGTATTTGTATCACGAAAAAGACTAAATGTAGATATTAGGAAAATGAAAAATTTGATAGAAAAAAGGTCAACAGGAGAACTGAAGACAGAAGAAGAACAACTACTAACTAGAATGATGAGAGTATATGGTCCTGAAGATAAAGACGCAGAAAAAATAATTGAACAAAGATTTTTAAAATTCGAAGATGAAGAAAAATTAGAGAACTATTTTGTTTCTAAGGGATACACTGTTATAGATCCATATCGTATGACATTTGATCAACAGGTTGACTTGTTTAGCAGAGTTACCCATGTTGCTTCTATTCGGGGAAGCGGACTTTATAACACTATTTTTTGCAGTTCAGGGACAAATGTATTTATAATAGATACATCAAATAAATATAATTTTGAGTATAAAACCATAGTTCAAGTTGCAACAAATAATGTTTATGAAATACCAGTTTGTTCTATAGAAAATCCCGAAACACCACAAATATTTTTTTCTGTAGACAACATTATTCGACTACTTGAAAATCATTACCTAGATAGACTATAACTCTGCATCATTAATTATTGATTTTAAAACAAAGTCTTTGTTTAAGTGCAGCCCTTTTGTTTTTGGCATTGCTGATGACTCATTAAAACATATCTCATTTACATTCAGATTTCTATTTTTTAAATATTTTGTAAACTCATACCCCCAAAAATTTTGAGTGCTTACTATGTTTACTGTAGATCCTGGATTCATATATACTCCAGGGAACATGTTGCTTCCATCCATTCCCGCAAAATGAGTTGCCTGACTCATAAGAGAAAACTGTTCAACAAGACCCATTGACCCCATATTGACTATTTCGTATCCATTAGATCTAAAGTATTTTATAATTTCTCTTTCATCATAGACTCTATCTGATTCTTTATTATCAAAATATGAATGGTCAAAGTTTATAAAGTCTGGGTCATTTTTGTCATACGGCATTCTGCTAGAATAAATCTTTTTTGATTCAGACATACTTTTGAGTGAAGAAAACTTTTCTATTATTTTTTCTATGTACTGAAACCTAATTGGAATTAATTCTTCATGAGAAAAATCAAAAAGTTCCTGCTGTATTGAAAATGGTGTCATCCTATCATAATCCCACATAGATCTTGTTGGCATAAGGACTACCTCTTCAAACTCTACGGTATCATTAATTATGTCAAATATTATGTTTGATTTGTTATACATTTTTTGAACCTCCAAAACAAATAGATTATCTGGATTCCTAGATTGTCTAAAAAACTGTCCGTTATCTCCATCGTTAGTATCTTTTGAACAAAACACTATGTTTATTTCGGGATCTATAGATCTTAAGTATTCGTATGTACCAATAATGTCTACTAGGGTGTGATAATACTGGCTTGCTGCTGGTGCAAGAAAAGATTTACCAGGTACAAAGATCTTATTTTTACCAGACTCTGGAGATGTTTTGTAATTATGAATATGAATAACCTTAAGTTCATCTACTGTGGAGTTTGACAAAGATACTGATTTAAATGAGTAGTCTATAAAATCTCTATGGCCGTGGTAGTTGCCTCTAAAATCCATATTTTATTATATCATATGGTGTATAATTAACTTATATCGAAAGGCTTTTAATGAACATTGTTATACCTATGGCTGGACTTGGTTCCCGCTTTCAAAATGCGGGGGTGACAACCCCAAAACCATTAATAGTTGTTGATGGTAAGACCCTTATTGAACATTCTGTAGATTCACTTGGCATAGATGGTAAGTATATTTTTATTACAAGGGTTTACGATGATCCACAAGACAATGAGAGACTAACATCAATATTAAAAATGTTAAAGCCAGATTCAGTTGAAATAAAAATAGATAAAATGCAATATGGAGCGGCAGATGCTTGCCTTTATGCAAAAGATTATATAGATAACGAAGAAGAATTAATTATTACAAACTGTGATCAACTCCTTTCCTGGGACCCCCAAAATTTTTTGTCAGTCGTAAAAGATTCAAATTGCGACGGATCAGTTGTTCTGTTTACCTCAACAAACAATAAAAATAGTTTTGCAGAAGTTTCTTCTAATAGAGTAATAAGACTTGCAGAAAAAGATGTTATCAGTAATCATGCACTTGTAGGTATTCATTATTGGAAAAAGGGTCAAGATTTTGTTTATTCTGCCGAAAAATTATTAAAAGAATACAAAACCTTTGGACTAAAAGAATGCTATATATCTAACACATATAATTATTTAATTAATAATAAAAAAAATATAATTCCGTATAACATTGAAAACAACATGTTTATATCTCTTGGGACTCCCGAAGATATAGAAATTTACCTGGCAAAGATTAAAGAATTTTATACTGAAAAACCTAAGACAATATTTTGTGATATAGATGGAACAATAATAAAGCATGCCCACAGATTTAGTCATATAGGAAAAGAGGAAGCGCTAGATCTAGATGGAGTTATTGCAAAATTTAATGAATGGGATTCTAAAGGTCACAAAATTATTTTAACAACAGCAAGAAAAGAGTCGGCAAGATATATTACTGAAAAACATCTTAGCGATCTTGGATTTTGTTGGGACTACCTTTTAATGGGAATTACCAGTGGAACAAGATTTTTATTTAATGACAAATTAAAAGAATCTGATCCAGATAGAGCGGTGGCAATAAATCTTATTACCGATAAAGGATTTGTAAATACTAATTGGGAAGGTTTTGGTCTATGAGTTTGGGGTCATATCCTAGCATCAATAAAATTGAGTATGGAGAAGTAAAAAAGATAGATGCTCCAGGATATAAAAGAAAAATATTTCATATATCTAATCTTGTTTTAAATTCACACTTAGAGGGCGACAGCAGGATTGTTAGTGGCAATTCGTTTTTATATTTTATAAATGATTGGCAATATGGGCATGTTCTTCAAGATGTTGTTGGACACTATGAGTTTTTAAAGCAGTATGTTCCAGACCTACAACTTTTAATCCTTTCTGGAAATGAAGGAGATTACGAAAGCGAAACTTTTTATACAAGAAATGTAGTAATAGATAATATAATTGAAAGTTACCCAGACTGCATATTTGTAAATGATAGAAATAAAATACTTATTGAAAACATTTATTGTCTATTTACAATTTTTATGCAACCAATTAGGAATGTTATAGAAACAAATGACCAAATACATGAAATCGAAGACCCAGATTTTAAATATCAAGTTTGGGCTGCTAACGCTATTGTAAAAAAATTTGGTCCAAAAGAGCCAGTAAAACCAACAAGAAAAATATACATATCTAGATCTATGGCGGATCCTATGTATGACAATAAATCTTTTGAGCATCACAAAAAAATTCGAGTACTTAAAAATTCAAAACTTCTTGAAGATTATCTTGAGTCCCTTGGGTATGAAATTGTTTTAAATGAAAATCTCAACATTGAAGAGCAGGCAAAGTTGTATCAGAGCGCCACTCATGTTATAACTATAAATGGAACTGGCGCATACAATACAATATTTTGCAATCCAGGAACAACAATTATTTTTTTAGAGATACACACATCTTTTTGGTGGTTTTTTGATTATTTGACAGAAGAACTTACTTCTAATGTTGTAAAAAAAATACCGATAATAAAACTATCCGAAGATGGTAAGGGGTATCCAATTGTTGTAGAGCAACTGATAGCATGTCTAAAGGAGTGCGAGGACATCCTATGAAAATATCAAGGATAGAAGATACTGATCGTGGTTGGTTCATAGGTAATTTTGAAAAGGCTGCTTTTCAAACAGATGCCTGTGAAGTATCCTATAAATTTCATAAAAAAGGAGAGCACTGGCCATTACATTATCAAGAAAAAATAATAGAGATAAATCTTATGGTTTCTGGAGAAATGATTATGCAAGGACAAAAATTAGTTTCTGGAGATATTTTTATTATATACCCATATGAAATTGCCGACCCAGAGTTTTTGACTGACTGCGGTGTTGTGTGTGTAAAATTGCCTGGTATACAAAATGACAAAGTTGTAGTTGAAAGAGTAAAATGAGAGTAATAGCCCATAGAGGCAACTTAGATGGACCAGATCTAGAAAATGAAAATAAGTATTTATATATACAAAAATGTATAGAACTAGGGTTTGATGTAGAAGTTGATATATGGGCTATAGATGGAGAATTATACCTTGGTCATGACAAGCCACAGTATGCCATTGACAGGTCATCAGTGGCCGATATAGGCCTTAGTGGTTGGTTTCACTGTAAGAACCTTCAGGCTCTAGAATATTTCAAAGATAATTTAAATAGTCTTAATTATTTCTGGCATCAATCAGATGACTATACTATTACGAGTAATGGATACTTTTGGACATACCCTGGAAAATCAATAGGGTCTCAATCAATAATAGTTTTACCAGAGATCATAGATGGAAATAGTGTTGTAAAAATGTTAGCAGAAAAACCATATGGTGTTTGTACTGATTATCCAAAGCAATATAGAAAAGCAGGCCACTAATTAAAGTGACCTGCTAAACTACTTAAGATTAAAGGGCTACTGAATTGCCCTTGCCTCCGCCTCCGCCAGATGACTTCTTTGCAGGAGCCTTCTTTGCGGTCTTCTTTACTACCTTAGCAGCCTTGACTGCTCTGTCTACCTCATCTACTGATGGCATCTTTCCAAATGCTGGATCATTAGGATTGGCTGCTCTCAATACTACGGGCACAAGTGCTCCAAGTAGTGAGTATGCTAGTGTCTGTGGGTCAGTTACTCCAGAAGCATACATTGCTGTTGCCGCTCCAAGTACTGATCTTCCGTATGACGCTAATGCATTCTTAATTTGTTGGTTCATGTTTATTCCTCCTAGGATATGAACTTAGATATGGCTGTCCAAACTGGTTGAGCAAGCCATAATCCAATTATACCAGCAACTCCAGCAAAAACTGGGGGAGCAGGGATTGGAATCTTAACTGGGGATATTGCGCTTATTGATAGGATTATCAAGCCTAGGGTAAGCCCTACAGACAGTGATAGTAATATTTCTTTCATCTATTCCCTCGATTTTTGTAGTTGTGTATAATGGTTTAAGCAGACATCTAAAAGCCTTGTTTCAGTGCTAAATAGTTTTTCTCCATCAGCGTCGCAGCCAATAACACTACAAACTCCTAATGGCTCAGACTCAAGTTGATCGTATGATTTAAAGTTTGTCATAATCTTTTGGTAAAAGGTTTTTTAGTTCTTTATATGCTATAGAAATTTTCTTCATTGAGTTGTAGTGTGGAAATGCTGATCCTACTATACCGTATTCATCAAAATAAGCAATCTCAGGCTCAACATCAACAATGAATTTATCAATTCCTAATTGCACAGACTCTATATACTCAAAAGCCATATCTCTTGATTTAGAAATAAAAGACAGGAAGTCGTCATTCTGTAAGCCTGACTTTTGCATTTCAATGTTAAGTTTATCAGACAATATAGCACGGTCAATGTGAACCTGTAAATTTTTTTCTATTAAGTCTAAGTTCTTAATTGTAAGTCTCATATTTTTAAATAAAAGAACTACAAAAATAATCACAATAATTCCATACACGATAATCTCTATCATTATTCTTCTTTTCCTCCCTCTCTAACTAAAAGAACAATTGCACCATTGTCCTCTAATGCTTTTTTTACTCTAATCATATACTCTACTGCATACACCTTGTCTTCACCATTAAGCGACATAAAGTCTTTTTCAGACGCCCTAACCGAAAGAAAATGCTCATTGTCAACAATTGTTAGTGAAAAACCTTTTGGACCAGCAATTGACCTAATTGCTCGCTTCATTGAGTCGGTGTACATTTATGACTCAATATATCTGTTAGGAATTATGTCAAATATTAGATGAATTCTTTGGCTTGGTCCAGAATTTTTTACTGAATGATCTTTTGCATTGTTGATCTCCCAAAGTTCTCCTTCTTTCATATTGACAGAATAATTATCAACCGAGAATGTGACATTTTCAGTAGTAACTATTGGTAAATGATGTCTTCTTGACAACTCAAGGTATGTTCCATAGTCCCTGTGGACTGGAATATCTCCTTCATCAATAAGCCTAACGAGAAGAACTCTTCCTGCTTTGCCATCGTGTTTTAGTTCCATATCTTTTACAATTGGACCAACATATTTCCAAAAAACTGGATCATTGGCAAGCACAACTGGATGATACCCATCAGATATTTCCCAGTTTAAATCAAAATCTTGTAAAAGATATGTTTCTGTATCTTTATGTATTTTATGCAGTTGCTGTCTGGATGTGTCAATTTTCCATTCATCAGAATAGCCAAGAACATGCTTTCTAAGTTCAGAAATGTCATAGTATCCGTGCTGTAACATTGTGAATGCCTCATGCTCTTTTAACATTAACATCACCTATTCTCGATCCTATCCAAATTAATATGCCATGACCAAATGGACAATCAAACGACATAAAGATTTCCTCTGGGGTTTCAGTAGATATACATGTTGAGCATGTATAACACTTGTATATATTTTTATTCATTTTCCCCCATTGTCAATGATTGCCATGTATTAGCCCATTGTACCTTATTTCTATGTCTATTAAATTCTCTTGATATTGATCCATTTAGAACCTTTTTCTTTCCAATCATGCTTAGACATAACTACCTCACAAACTTATCAGGAATCTCCCACCCAACAGTTGAAGGAACAAAACGATTTTGAATACACCACTTACCATTTATGTAAGCACCATTACTGGATGTTCTGCCCTTTTCTGAAGGAAAAGAATTAACTACTGTCCAGCCATCCCAGGACATAGTTTTGTTTTTTGATACAATTTTTTCCATTTGATATAAATCTTTTACAATCATATTAACCTCTTCTTAGTACCTAAAGATCCCAGTCTCAATATTTTTGAGTTGGGCACTGCTAACTAATTTTGAAACTGGTTCTTTTGGATTTGCAAAAAAAGCAAAATAATTAATATTGCTTAAATTTTCTTCAATCCAAGATGGTGCAACCTTATAGAACTTAATTTTTTTGCCACGAGATTTCATTCCACGCTCTGACAGATTAACAAACTCCATAACCATCATATTTACATTGTTTGGACCTGCGCTGTAAATATAAAAATAAGGATCATCATTTTTTAATGCTGACATTGATACCCCCATAGCACGAAGAAAAATCTGATAGTCAGCAAAAGAACTAGTTCCTTGCACCGCCACTATCATTAGAATCTCCTTCCTTTAGTTGATCCATTATAAAAAGCATCTTGTCTAATTGTACCTTATCCATACTCATTGTGTCAACTAGGGTTGCAGACTCGGTATCAATGTCGTTTCCATCCATATCTGCCACATAGAACAGGCTATTTCTAACAAAATACGCTTTCCTGTCTAAAATAATAACACGAACATTTGTTTTTCTTTCGTGTTTTGATGTTTGAGTCTCTTTTCTTTTTCTTTTAAACGCCTCTTCTGGAAGAATTGGCTTAACTAATTCGAAAATATGACTTTGACTATACTTTAGTTTAATTGGGCTTTTTTTGTATGAGTCATAACTAGACAATTTTAAGAAAATAAATATGACTAAAAAACTAAACATTGATCCAAGAAAATAACTCATTATTGCCTCCTAAAACAATTATACCATTAAGAGCCTAGAATAATTCTTATGATCTCTTTTAATGTATACTGATGATTTTTGTCTAGTTTGGATACTTCTAATTTATTTAATGCTTTTGGAGTTAGTCTTACCATAGGATTTTTATCAGTTACATCCATATCCAAAAATCCATGCTGCCATAGTGCCATAGTTTCTACTGAAAAATACTTAGAAAATTCATCGTGAAGTGATGGATTTATTGTTTTCATTTTGTCTGTAAAATTATAAAGCATTTCTCCACTTTCAATATCAATTCCAGCAGGCTGCAAAGCACCTTGAAGAATTAAATCTTCAATCATCTTATCTTCTTTAGACACGAAGTCTCCAATTCATAGCCTTTGGCCCCTGATTTACCATCTGAAGCATGTGGTGCTTATACTGCTCAGTAAGATCAGCGTATAGTTCTGGATTGACTAACTCAAGTTTATCTGTAATTGAGTAAAGCATTTCTCCTTTATCATCAATACCAGCCATTTCTATGGCTCCCTGCATAATCAAGTGTTCTATCATCATCTGACTTTTTAGATTCATCTTATTCTCCAGTAATTAAAGTTAGTAGTTCTTCTTTTGTTTTTGCACCAGTTGTCCTGGAAACTTCTTTTCCATCATCAATTAGTATGAAAGTAGGGACAGATTTTATTCCAAACTTCTCGACTAACTCTAGTTCTGTGTCAGCATCAATTGTAATAAATTTAGCGTCAGAGTATTCACGATTAATTTCATCTACTACTGGCCTAACCTTTTTACAAGGGTTACACCAATCTGCGGTAAAGTACAGTACATGTTTCACTTTCCAGACTTCTTTCTAGCCTTAGCAAGCGCTCCAAAATCTTTAACCTTGGTGTCTCCAAGATAGCCCCATGCATAACCATCATTGATCATCATGTCGTTAAGAGA